CTAGTCCATCATTTACCACCGACACCTTAGCGATCGTTGAAACGGAACCATATTCTTGTCGTAGCGAACGTAGGTTCTCGCCTGCGGATTATCCAATCTCTAACCTTTTTACCATCGGGTTCGGTAATTAACCGAGATCCCCTCGTATGTTTCCAAACGAGGGTGGTAGTTAGAGCTCTAAGGAACTTCCCGCAACCAGGATGTCTTGCCTGCACAAACAGACTAGCGGGACAAACGCTTTTCACGCCCGCTTTTTGGCCCTGATCTTAACTCCATTACGAGCTAAAGCTAAGGCCTCCCATACCTGATTGAATCCTGAGCACGTTGTAGTTCACAGCGAACATATTGAGCGACGTGGGAACACCGGTAAGGTCCTTGGTCTTGATTGCAACCTGCGCGTTGTCGATGCGGGAGAAGTTGCACGTACCGGTGGGCTGATGCTCCTCGGGCTTGAGAGCGAAGGAGTAAGAGTACACACCGGGCATGGGGGAGCCGGTGTGGTGCTGGAAGGGCTGCACCTGATTGAAGTACTTACCGGTCTGTTCCTTGAAGCGGTCCTGGCCGTTGAGAACCAGCTTGAAGGTATCGATGGGGCCAGCAAGCTCCTCGGTCCAGGCATCACCACCGGAAGTACCACCCAATACGAGGGGTGAGCCAGTCTGGGAGGTGGTCATGAGCACGTTACCACTGACGGCGCCGATGTTCGACGTGAGCACGGGGGAACCAGCCGTGAAGTTCCAGAGATTGGACTTGGATACGGAGCCACTGTCTGCGCACCAGATGAGCTCCTTGACGGGGTGGTTGTACGACAGACGGATCTGCTTGTTGCCAGCGGCCGCGGCGAGCTGATCAACACCAGTGTGCTGGAGCTGCTCGATGAGGTACTCGTGACCCTTCTGGGCGAAGCGGCGGCGCTCCTCGGTATCGAGGTACACGTAGTTACCCCAGACCTTGAAGGTGCTGCCATCGGTGTAGGCTCCGAAATCAGACGAGAGGTCGAAGTCGAGGCGGACCTCGTGGTACTGGAGGGCGATGAGGGGGAGGGCCAGTCCCGGATTGCGGTTGAAGAAGAAGATGAGAGGGAGGAACACCTGGGCGTCGGCAGCGCGGGTACCGGGGGTGGTCATCTTACCCCAGGTGGCCTTCTTCGACTCATCGAGGTACAGCTCGGAGTACAGCCTCCACCAGCGCTGGTAGTGCTTGTCGATGCGCTGACCACCGATGGACAGCTCGACATCCTTGATGGCACGCTCGGCGGTGAAGAGAGAGTCGAGGGCACCGGCGCTGGTCGTGTCGGGGAGACCACCCTTGGACTTCAGCTCAATGTACATATCAGAGATGAGATCACCGTTGCGTGCAACAGTCACGGAGACACGACCATTGGCGGAGGGGGTACCGTTGACAGTCTGCTCGATGTTCTCCATAGCGAAGTTCGTGTGGCGGCGGTAAACCGCCTGAAAAAAGGTAACCTTGGGGTTACCGGTAAGGTAAACGTCTTGAGCGCCGTAAGCGACGAGTTGCATGAGACCTCCAGCCATTGTGTATGTTTTGTACTATATACAGAGAAAAAAATTTCGCCTGACGGAACACGCGTTCCAGTTTCGAGAAATCTCAGGGGATGCGAAAAAATCAGGGGACTTTTTCCTATGTCTACTTTAAATGTCTGATATTGAAAAGCAGCCTGATGTAGTTACTGAAGATGAAGTGTCGGACGAGGATATGGCAGAGTTCGAGGAGGAGGATGGTGACTACATCACGATCGAGGGGCTCCTAGGTTCTACCCTCATGACCGAGGATGGGGATACAATATGCTCCGCCCTGGTGAACATCGGCCGTCAGTTGGAAATGCAGAACAAAATTATGGTGAAAATGTTGACTACCCTTCAGAAGAAGGCTTAGAAAAATGAATCGTATACTATATAAAATGGCCGAACCAACCCACTTCATAAGTGATAACGCAAACCATGACGAAGCCAACAGTGCCATGTGGGCGAATCAGATCCAAACATTTAACAATGAACAATTGATGCAATTTTTAAATCAATTGGAACACACGTGGAAAATAAACGAACGAAATAACAGTTACTTATCTCAACGTATTGGATACGACAACTTTTTCTCGAAGGATGAACTCGCTGAGGATGGCTACCCCCAGACCGTAGACATTGAGCGAATCCATGGGAAATTTGTACGTATGCGAGACCATCTATGTGAGTTGTATCACCGCGCGGATACACTGAAGATGATGGACATTGAAGATGATAATGACATGAAAATCTCAGTTCGAGTAAACAGACTCATAGACCAGGTGGATGACGCCTGGCAGATTGTGTTTCGCAACGCGCGCATATCTGAACGAGTTAACAACCCCACGTATGTTCCAATCAACCCCGAGTCAGACCCTTCTATTTTCAGGGTGTCCACCATTTCTAACCCTGAAGAACTTTCCCCCTTTCAACAAGCCATCATGCAAACCTTAAAGTATTTGTACACCAACAACATCAAGAGGTACAAGGGTCAGTGTTGCACAGAAATCAAAACAGCCTATGGGTGTTCCACGCGAGCATGGAAACCCGTGCAAAGTATTCAGGAGTTTGTGTACAGTGTGGGAAAGAAGGAGGTTGAGTTTGAATTGTGGAAAAATCTCACTTCCCGAGGTACTGCACACAGAGATGTCATCACACATTTGTCCAACTGTAAGGATATGCAATTTCCTGACATCGTGAAGAATAGACACGTATGGTCCTTCACCAATGGTATCTTCGTCGGGAAAGAGTGGTCTGACAAGACTGGACTCTACAAATCTGCATTTTACACCTATGAATCACCTGAGTTTAAGAATCTCGATCAGACTGTGGTGAGTTGCAAGTATTTTGAACAGGAATTCAAGGACTACGCGCACATCGATGACTGGTACGACATCCCCACACCCTATTTTCAGTCCGTCCTGGACTACCAGGGATTTGACGATGACGTGGCGAGGTGGATATATGTCATGGGTGGTCGGTTATGCTACGACGTGAACGATATGGATGCCTGGCAGGTGATTCCCTTTCTCAAGGGTGTAGCCCGTTCGGGAAAGTCCACCTTGATCACCAAGGTCTTTCGTAAGTTTTACTGCGCTGAGGATGTTCGCACACTCTCCAACAACGTTGAGAAGAAGTTCGGTCTCTCCGCTATCTATGATTCCTACATGTTCATAGCACCCGAGGTGAAGAATGATTTGGCCCTGGAGCAAGCTGAGTTTCAGTCAGTGGTGAGTGGCGAAGATGTTTCTATCGCCGTCAAGTGCGAAAAGGCAAAGTCCATCGAGTGGAAAACCCCAGGTATCCTGGGTGGCAATGAGGTTCCACACTGGAAGGATAATTCGGGAAGTATTTTACGTCGTATCCTCACATTCAACTTTGGTAAGCAAGTGAAAGAGTCTGACAATACCCTCGACGGCAAGCTAGAGTTGGAACTCTCTGTGATTCTTCAAAAATGTGTCAGAGCATACCTCGAGTATTCACAGAAGTACGGTGGTAAGGATGTATGGAACGTGGTACCTGAATACTTCAAGACTGTACAGAGGCAAGTGGCGATGGTGACCAGTACACTAGAGAACTTCTTGCAGTCGCCGACGGTTGAACTGAACCCGAAGGCCTGCTGCCCCAGAGCAGAGTTTGTATCGAAGTTTAACCAGTACTGCATGGCCAATAATCTTGGAAAGCCGAAGTTCAACTATGACTTTTACGCGGGACCATTCAGTCAGCGCGATATCGTAGTGCGTCATCATACCATGGCGTACAAGGGTAGGATGATGTCGAATCAGGAGTTTATTTTCGGTATCGATTTGATTGACTTTGATAATGAGGGGTTCGGTACCGACCATTAAAAATATTACTATTTAATAAATGGCGAAGAAGAAGTCTGGAATGTTCAACGAGTTTTTAAACAGTAACAATAATTCACCCGTAAAAAAAAAGAAACCAGGGATGTTCAACGAGTTTTTAAACAATAATACCCAACCTGTCAATATGAAAATGTTAGTGAATATAAGCAGTTATCTTACTAACGATGAGCGTGCGGAACTGAGGAAGGATATTAATAACGGTAAAAATGTGAAAAATAAATTGGATGCGATATTGAAAAAGAAGGCGAATAGTACAAACTTATCTACACTCGATATTTCTCCAC